CACTTTAGGAAATATCTCTAAGTTTTGCATATGTTTTTTCATAAATCCTCTCAAACTGAAATTTCATTACATTGTTCTTGTTGCGAGTCTTCAAGTTCCCTTCTTCTTCTATCCTCAAGGCGTTTTTTGATTGCTTGGATACGCTCTTGAGACTCTTCGTTTTCTTTGTTTTTCATTGCAGTACGTTCCAATTCAAGTTTTGCAATCATCTGCGCTTGGTGTTTTTTCTGCTCTTGGATTTCTTCCTCCTGCTTTTTGTCTTTGAATTTTTCTTTGTTTTCTGCCACGATCTCGTTTTCTAGGCAAAAGCCGATGTACCGCATGATGTTGACAAATGCTTTTCCGGAAGGAAGGGCGCCCATCTCTTCGGTCTCTCGGTTGTAGCGGTTAATGGCATAGGTAACACGTCTTTCCCCGTTTAGGGCGATAAGTTCGTCGTATTGGAGCTTTGTAATCTCAACATGCATGATTTTCACGGTCTGCTCTTCAGCATTTCTTGCAAAAAAACAGGGCGGGGCTTCCTCTCCCCCCTCCTGTTTCTTAGTAAAGAGATTATAAGAGTCTATAGAAGGCCCTACGACTTTTAGGAGACCCTCCCCCGGATTTTCTCCCACTTTTTGGGTTGACCCTAGTACGCCTTTTGGGAGACCGCCTCCCACACTTAAAAGTGAGTACCTTTGATCCGTTGACGTTGTGGTCTGGAGCAGGTCAAATTCACGCAACTTTAAAATTGAAAGTTTAACCTTTTCTCTAGTTATTCCTATGCGGTCGCCTATTAATCTCATTGATTGAATTAAAGATTCTTTTTCTCTTTCGTTCCAATAAGAAACATGAGAGTAAACCGCTGCGCAATTAAAACATTTTGTTTCTTTAACAACCTTGACGTCGCAAGATCTGGTTTGTTTGAAACTTAATTCAATAAACCTTTTTGCGTTTTCTTTTATAAAAAAGAACGGAGCTCTTCCCATTTGCACGTTGACATATTCCATGCCAATTAGTCCCAAATCTTTTAGGGGCTTCATTGCGTATTCTATGCGTTTTTTATCCACATGAAAATACTTTGAAAGTTCTGAGTATGTCACGCTACACCCTCTTTTGCCTAAATGTGAAAGGCAAACAGGAGCATTTTTAAAATCATATAGTTGAATATTTAAATTCATCAAATATTTCAACCTATAGAATATGCAAGCGCTGAGGATTGACTGTACTTCTAATTGCACAGTCAAATCATATAAAAAAGATTTTTCTTCTAGCATAAGCAATAAAATGCAGTGTTTCCTCTGCTTTTTCTTTCAAAAATTCCCAGGGGAATAGAATGACGCATAACCCTATCAAATTCCTCATAAGATACGTTGCTATCTTCGGGATATAAATCATGCAGATTATAGTACATGTCTTCGCGATACCCTTTTCTAAGGTAGTTTTTCATCACAAGAGAAAGCACGTATAAAGTTCTTGGAAGTTCGTCCTCAAAAGACATAACTAGATTAGTCACCATGTCTTTATAATGAGCAACGATTTGGTGATCTCTGCTTTTGCAGATTCTTAAAGATTCATGTAATGATTCAGTGCATGCGCTCATAATCCCTCCTTATAGGAAGATAGGACAGTGTCTTGTTGTAAACTCTTTTTTAATGTATTGTGCATTTTACTTGTAAGAAAATTCTACAATCTTTTTTTGGTCATCCCAAGTAGCAGGCATCTCTGTTTTATTTTCCAGGTGCAGCTGTCTTGCAATTGCTCTAATAGAAAGAGAGTAGCATTTTCTATTGTAGTACAGTTTGTAACCCGTATTTTCTTTATCCGACGGTGTCAAACAAATTTTTTTGTTGTCCTCGTCGATTAACACTTCAACGTGTTGGACATGCATATCTTTAAAAAGAGAAGAGACGCTAATACCAAGGTAAAGCCGGTAGCCTCCGTGTATGGAAACGGCCAGATCTTTATCGGCAGAAGCTTCTTTCTTTTTCTTAAAAATTTTGTAGGTCATCTTTTTCAAAATATCCTGTTAACGTTCGCTTGTATTATAAACACACCGCACTTTTCGTGTCAATGTTTATCAGCAAAAAAATGCTTTTTCTTGCCTGTACTTAGAGTAACTTTTTTCGAATTTTGTTGCCACAACTATTGCAATAATTTGCGCTATTGTGATATACTGATGATGCAACTAACCCTAAACCCGAGAGAAATTCATGTATCAGTACAGTGAATGCGACGTGGAGCTTTTCTATGCTGAAAAGCCATTGGATAGCCATATCAAGTCATTGATAGAAGAGCTATACGATTCAAGAAGCCTAGACCGGGAAGCTATAGCGCACTCCCTAACATGGCTCTGTTATGAGATCTACCCGGAAAACGGCGAGAGCTTCAAGGCCAGAGATATCACGCTTGAGTATGATAACTATGTTTGGCGGCAGTTTAGCTACTGGCTGGACTGCATAGACGAAGCAACGGGCGACCTTGACTATCACAAGCTGCTTATGGGCTGCACCAAGAAGGAAGAGCCTGAGCTTGTCGAATTTAGCGATATTTTCAGCGCTACAGACGCTATTTTGCAGCAGCTGACCACGATCTTCCCACTCAATGAAAACGTGCTTGGCGGGGCTTTAAAGTTCCTTGCCTTGCGCTATGGCGTTAAACAAGACGAATCAATTTACACAAAATCTAATGTAAGAAGGAAGTAACCCATGCAAGACCAAAAAGACCTCGTAGAAATTGACCAAACGATTAACCTCGCTTCGCGCCTGGTAAAGACACCGCACTACGCCAAGCTTGGTGAGGCCGGCATGTTTGCCATCATTCAGAAAGCCAAGAGCATCGGCATGGACGTTCTAGACGCTCTAAACGGCAGTATGTTCTTTGTAAACGGCAAGGTGGAGCTCTCCGGCCATGCGATGAATGCCCTCATTCGCTCAAAGGGCCATAGCATACAGAAAGACCCAAGTTCTACCCCGGATTGCTGCGTGCTCATTGGCAAGCGCGCGGATAATGGCGATATCCTTCTAGCAAGTTTTTCCTTGGCTGAAGCTAAAAGAGCGGGCTTAAACACGCCTGTCTGGTCTAAATATCCCGAAGATATGCTATTTTGGAGGGCGCTATCACGTCTTGCTAGGCAGCTTTTCCCCGACGTCATCAAGGGCTGCTATGTTCAAGGTGAAATACAGGAGGACTTTACTATGCGAGAAACCCCAAAAAGAGAGCCGATCGTTTTACCACCTGAACACATTTCAGAGTCGCAGGCTTTAGAGCTTGTCAAGGTGTTTGAGGGTGCCGACGACGACTTTAAAGCAAGCGTTCATAGGTATCTTGAAAGAAACGAATTGAACAAAGACTTCTCTAACCTACCCTTAAAGATCTATGACTCTATCTTAAGTGACGCTAAACGCAAAAGGAAGGTCATTAACGTATGACAATCACGCAATCACAGCACAATCTTTCTGTTTTGCGACTTAATCAACTCCGCAAAGAAAAGGCTTATCACGTTAAAGAACTTAAACGGATTAAAAAAGAAAAAAAGCGGGATCAAAAAGATGATGCAGCAAAACACTCCTGATTGGCTTGAGTGGCGAAAGACTAAGATAGGCGCTTCGGATGCTGTGACGATCATGGGCGTGTCTCCTTGGAGCACGCCTTATGATCTTTGGCTTGAGAAGCTGGACCTTTCCGAGCCTAAGCCTATGACTGAAAGAATGCAGCGCGGGATAAACCTTCAAGACGCTGCCTTAGAATGCTTTCGCACTATGACGGGCCTGGCCATGTTTCCAGAGATTCGCACGCACCCAGAATATGAGTGGATGGTAGCCAGCTTGGACGGCATCACGCTTGACGGCCAGCATATCGTCGAGGTGAAGTGCCCCGGTGAAAAGAGCCACTCGCTTGCGGTTTCCGGCAAGGTGCCCGATATCTATATGCCTCAACTACAGCACCAGATGGAGGTTTGCGGACATGAACACATGTACTATTTCTCCTTTGACGGTACGGACGGGGTTGTTATTGACGTTTACCGCAATGAAAGCTATTGTAAGGACCTCATTTATAATGAACTGAAATTCTACGATTACTTACAATCCACAAAAACGATTATGGAAAACCTTAAATGTATGAAGAAAAAATCTTCTAAGGAGCGACATGCAATTTGTTAACATTTTTATTTTGACTTTTTTGGCGGGCTGTGTTTCTCTTACGGGCTCTGAAGTGCCTAGAGAAAGGATCTACTTAAGCGAAAAAGAGATAGACCCATCAAATAGCAGGCTTATTTATATCCACCCCAATGAAACGCTTATCCATATCCATCAGGGTCATAACGTGTGGACAAAGA